TCCAATAATGAGGATTAGCTCCTTGAGGTATCTCTTTATCTTTTACTAATTTTTCAAAAGTAACTTTATTAGCATTTAAATCTGCTACAGCTTGCGCTTCTTGTTTTTTAATATCTTTAACTTCTTGAACAACATTATAGGATTGCAAAGCTGGTACAAACGAAGATAAAGATTTTGCTAATTCTGCAACAACAGGATTTTTAGGTTCTTGTTGTGGTTTGTAAAATATATCAAAGTCACGAGCTGTTACTTGTTGCTCTGGTGTATCTACATAAAAACTTGGGTTTTGTTCTTTTCTAGCCATTATTCTGTATAATCAATGTTTTCGTTGTAAGTATATTTTGGATTTATTGCTTCTTTTAATTCTTGTTGCGCTTTGTAATTATAATAAGAAGTTGCAAATTGAAGTCCTGAATTTATAGCTGACCCAGCATAATTTACTTTTGTGACATAAGTTGTTTGACTGTCATAAATATTATTAGCTGTTAAATAATCATTTCTAAATTGCGCTTTATCAGTCGCTACATTACTTAAAACTGCATTTCTATATTGACCCTCAAAATCATAATAGTTTGCTAAAAGTCCTTCATAAGTATTTCCTGTAAAACCTTTATCCATAGCTCGAAAGCTAGCTCTTCTTCTTTTATATTCACTTTCGGCCTTACCTATTTTTTGTAAATTTTTTGTAGTTTTTTGAATTAATTCTGTTTGTAAATTAGCTCTTCTATTTTCTAAATTTTTTGCTGCAATTTGATTTTGTCTTATCTGTGCATCTCTTTGCGTTCTTTGAGCATCAACAGATTGTTGATACGTAAATATGGCACTAGCGGCCGCAATAGCAACAGGATTGCACATTATATTTTTACAAATTCATAAAATGGTCTTTTTTCTATTCCATAATAATTATGTTTTTTTATAAAAGAAAAACCCATCCATTTAAGCCATTTAATGTGTAAATGGTTTCTTGCATCCACATAATTGTGAATGATTTGAAAATTATTTTTTAAAATTTTAAATGTTTTTTTACAATTTTTAATAAATGTTAAACTCATATTTTTTAAATCTTTTGTCCCAACCATCCAAATAGTTCCTATTAATCCACTAGGTACAACACCTAACATTAAAATAATTTCTCCTTTTTCATTACAAACTACTAAAGGCACTTGGCTAATTTTTAATCCTGTTAGTAAAGATAGTATTGCAGGTAAACCAGAAGATGCTTTTATTTCTTGGTAATCTTCTTCTCTTAAATTTTTAGATAAAAACCAACAATCATTTTCTGTTGCAACTCTTATGTATGGTTTAGCCACTTGATGCTTGAGATACATAATATCCTTCCCATTCAGCATTAACAAAATTGCTAGGTAAATGGCTATTATTTGTAAGAGAAATTGTTAAATTTTCATTTTGACTTTGAACTGAAAAAGTAAAATCGCCATCTTCTAAATTAACATTACCTAATAAACCAACTCCAGTAATTGTTCCTGTAAATGTTGATGAACTTGTACTTCTTGCAACTGGTGTAACTGCTGTTTGAAAAAATCCTGTATCGTTATAGGAAACAGTCCAATTCCTTATTTGTAATCTTCCTTCTCTTATTCTTGTTCTTGAGCCTGTGGTTGATGCTGTTCCTAATGCTAAATATTGTTGTGAAAAAGTATATGTAAAATTATATTGCTCACCAATAAAATAATCATAAGTAGTTATATTTCCACTGGTAACTATATTTGTGCCGGATTGTGATATTATATTAATATCTTGACCAGCTAAATTAACTCCACCAGATTTACCTACAAGTTTCATTGTACTATTAATTGTATAAGGTAAAACTATAGTTGTTTGATTTGTTCCTGCATTAAAAGTTTCAGAAACTATTTCTGTATTATCTAATTTTCTATCTAAATGTGTTAAATAATTTGCGCCTGTATCTACCGAAGCTGGAGCGCAATCTATTTTTTCAATGTAAGTTCCATCCGACCTTTGAATAACTAAATATAAATCAGTACCAATAAAATCAATATTTAATATTTCTGTATTATTTGAATTACCTATAGTCCATTTATGCCAAGCACTTTGTAATCTTTGAGAATTAGATATAAACCACTGGTATACATATAAACTATTTTTAAAATTATTTTTTGAACTTAATAATATTAATATATTTTCATTAGAAGCGTTTGCAAATTTAAATACTTCTGATGGTAAATATTTAGGAACATTAGCTGTTATGTCTTCACCATTATTTGTTTCACCATCTGGTTCAACATACATTTCTCTAACGCCAGAATAAGCACCTTTATTAAAAACAAAGAAAACGTTTTTAGCATTACCAACAGGAGAAACACCTGATGAATTTTCAAATTCAGTAGTTACTGCAACACTTACGTTATTTGGTGTTAATGATTGACCACCTGTTAAAACAAATTGTGTTTGGTCTGAAAACAATAAAAGTTTTTCATCAAAAGCAACTGCATGGTTTAATAAAGAAACTTTTGTATGGGCTACATTAACATCTATAATATCTGTATCTAAAACGTCTGTTACTGTTTCATTAAAAAATTCAAAGAACTCCCCTACTCTTGACATAATTACATTTTCATTTGCAAGAAAACCAAGTCTATTCCTATGAAAAAATATTTCTTTAATTTTAGTATCAACAAAAGATGGGTTTGGAGAACTCTCAATATCACCTACTTCTCTTAAACCCCATGAAGGAACAGTATAATTAGTAGCAGAAATTGTATAAGTAGAGCCATCTGCTTGAGTAAATCTAAAATGACCATCTGCAGTTCTAATTAATAGATGAGGCATTGTATCTTTATCTAATGTAGTTTTAGTAGCTGGAGCTACTGTCTCTTCCCATACATTTGTACTTGTAAAATATTTTACATAATAATTGTCAAAATTATTGTCTGCATTACCAGCAACTTCAACTACCATTCCATCAATAGCAACTGCTGGTAAGTCACTAAAATTTTGAACTTTGTCTTTTATAACTTGAGAAGCTTGGTCTCCATAACCATCTGAAGCTGAAATAGATAGTATGCCTGCAGATTTAATTATAGAAAAACTTGAATTACCAATTTTTGTTAAAGTTATATTTGCCGGACTTCCAACTGCACTAAATAATCCGTCTCTTATACTTTCTGTAGATGTGTTTCCACTTGTAAAACTGTAAGTCGTATTATCAATAGTAATAGAATATTTAGTATTATTTACTCCTTGCTTTACAGTATAAACTGCCTGCTCAATTTTAGCGGCACTTGTTGTGTTTGATAATAAAACTGTTTTAGATAAATTAACAATAAATGTATAATCATTAACTGTTAAAGCTTTAAATTCTGTTCTCGGTGTAGCTGAAGTTAAATAATTTACAGCATTGGTTTGCATTACAACATTTTTTTGCACACCATTTATTGTAAAAACTTGTAATGTTCCGTTCTTTATTACAACAACATACCTTTCAGATACATCTCTATTAATAGTATGAATAAATGCATTACTAAAAGATGTGGCAGAAATTTTTGCAATAAATTCTGTTGGTGGTCTTTTTTTTAAACCTTCAACTACATTTGATAATCCATTAATTTGTTCTGTAGCTTGATTATCTAATCTTAAAATTTCAGGTTGTTGGCTTACGCCACCTATTAAATTAGATATACTTCTAGTTATAAGTGGCATTTTAAGAAGTTAGTTTAATGCCAGAATTTCTATTAACTGTTCTAAATTGGTCTAAACTGTCAAATATAGAATAATCAGCATTTGAGTTATCTGATTGTCTTAATAAAGATAAAGCTGATAATTCATCAGCGCTAGAGTATTTATGTAAAGCTGTTGCTCCTAAAGTTCTATCATGAAATATTCTTGAAGCTCTAATTTTAATATAATGTCTAGCTTGTTCTGGTAAGTCCTCAAATTGTAATAAATAAATTATAAATACATCTGTAAAATTTTTATCCCAAATAAAACTTTCGTTAGCTAAATTAAATAAAAAATTACCTCTTAACACTGGGTCATAAGATGTTCTATTTTCTTTTAAATGATTAAATTCTACGTGTAATACATTTGCTGCAATTGGAATTTTATTATCGTTGTTTTTTGATAAAGTTGCTTTATAACTTGAATTAAATTTCCAACCTGCCATTTGAACTTCTCTATTAACTTCATTAAGAATGTTAATTGCCATTGTGGCATCTATAGGCAAATTTCCTGATAAACTGTTAATAGGAGCTTCTCCTATAGTGCTTAACATTGTGTTAACAGTTTCTAATTCTGTAGTTCTTGTTGTAATTGTAGTCATA